GTGCGGATATAAGTAGAGATGAACAAATTCACGTTGCTGCCAATAGCCTTGTTTGTCGGGAGCTGGGGCTTACTGTCAGCCCTAGTCTTGATAAACTCCGCAAGGCAACTATCAATTGGGTAATGCAGCCCCTAGGTACAAATACTACCGATAAATATTTGAACAAAAAATTTTGGCTGGATTCTAGTGATCGCTTGATGTATGAAGGTAAAGCACCTGAACTTTCTGATACTAAAGCTGCTAGAATGCCAGCCTTCTTTGAACATAGTAATGTAAACCTACCACAATATGCCTGATTTAAATTTACTTGATGTTCGTGGTATGACAGCTAATGCTATGTTGTCTAAGTTAAATGAATCCTTCCCACCAATCAATCCTAACCCTGAAGATACAATGGAAAAAATTATGTACAGGTCTGGTCAACGTAGTGTCGTTGAGTGGGTCATTCAATATATGGATGAGAATTAATGGCTGGAGTAAGTACTCAATATTATGACCCTTCACTGGGTGTAACTAAAGAAAAAGGTCTTAGTCAATTTGGTGATGCAGATCTTGTTGCTAATAGAGCAGCTGGATTTTCAGACCAAGAGATTTTAGATTTTTTAAATGCTAATCCAACAACCTTAAATCCACAACAAAAGCCTGGTGTACCTGGTGGTATTTATGAACAGGTTTCTACGGGTGCACAGCTAGAAAACCAAAGGGCAGAATCAGAAGCTCTTCGGCAACAAGAATTAGATAGGATAGCTGCTGAAGCTAAATCTCAACAAGAGCGATTAGCTAGAGAACAAGAGGAACGTTTGAAACAATTAGAAATTGCTAGTAGGACTGCACAACAAAATCAACTTGCTGGCAGTAAAACAGCTGAATTGCAACTTCAAAGTATTTCTAATTTACCTGGTTCACAAGGTGGTACAAGTTTATTTAAACGTAAACCTTTACAAATTAAACCACAAGTTTCAACAGGATTGGCACCTACAGTAGCTACTACTTCTAGTTTAGGTATTAATGTATAATGACTGCTCAATCACGTTATGAGAGATTGTCTTCGGACCGCTCCCAGTTTCTAAATACTGCTAGACAAGCAGCAGATCTGACTCTTCCTTATCTAATCCGTGGAGAAGAAACATACCACAAAGGTGCACGTAATCTCATTACACCGTGGCAAAGTGTAGGAGCTAAAGGTGTGGTGACGCTTGCAAGTAAACTAATGCTTGCTTTGCTACCACCACAAACCAGTTTCTTTAAGCTACAGGTTAATGATATTAATATCCCCGGAGAACTAGGACCAAACATCAGATCAGAACTTGATTTGTCGTTTGCTAAAGTTGAACGCACTATTATGGAATCCATTGCGGCTTCTACAGATCGTGTTGTTGTTCATCAAGCACTAAAGCATTTAGTCGTTGCTGGTAATGCTCTTATCTACATGGGAAAGGATGGTCTTAAACTATATCCTTTAAACCGCTATGTTGTAGATAGAGATGGTAGTGGTAATGTTATTGAAATTGTAACAAAAGAAACAATCTCTAAAAAATTACTCAAAAAAAATTATCCATCATTTGACTCAAAAAGCAATTGGGAAAATGTAAATGATTCATCAATTGATGAATGTGACATTTATACTCACGTAATTCTAGACAACAACAGATGGGTTTGGCATCAGGAAGTTTATAATGAGATCCTTCCTAAATCAATGGGTAAAGCACCTATTGACTCTAACCCTTGGCTTGCACTTAGGTTTAACCATGTTGATGGTGAAGCATATGGACGCGGACGTGTCGAAGAATTCATGGGTGATTTGAAGTCACTTGAAGCTCTGTCACAAGCTCTTGTAGAAGGTAGTGCAGCTGCTGCTAAGGTAGTGTTTACCGTTTCACCCTCCAGTACAACCAAGCCTCAGACACTTGCACAGGCAGGTAATGGTGCAATCATTCAGGGTAGACCTGATGATATTGGTGTAGTACAGGTTGGTAAAACGGCTGACTTTCAAACTGCTTATCAAATGGTAGGAGGTTTATCACAACGAATTAGTGATGCTTTCCTTATTCTTAATGTAAGGAATAGTGAGCGTACTACTGCTGAAGAAGTACGTATGACACAGCTAGAACTAGAACAACAATTAGGTGGACTATTTAGTTTACTTACTGTTGAGTTCCTTGTACCTTATTTGAATCGTAAATTGTCTGTTGCACAAAAGACAGGTGAGATTCCACGTCTACCTAAAGGTGACATTGTTAAGCCTACTATTGTAGCTGGTATTAATGCACTTGGTCGTGGTCAAGATCGTGAAAGCCTTTCACAGTTCCTTACTGTTATTGCGCAAACAATGGGACCACAAGCTATTCAAGAATACATTAATCCTGAAGAAGTTGTCAAACGTTTGGCTGCATCATCAGGTATTGATGTATTGAATCTTGTTAAGAGTATGCAAGAGATTCAGCAAGAACAACAAGCTGCTGCTCAACAACAGCAACAAATGATGATGGCTCAACAAGCTGGTCAACTAGCTTCAGTAGAGCAAAAACGCGAACAAGCATCAGCTGAAATGATGCAACAAGAACAACAACCACCACAACAATAATATGGCAGAAGTCCTTTCAATGAATGAAACCCCCGCTGATCAGCCTTCTTTGAATTCTGATGAGCAAGACTCTCTAGCTGTTGCCGAGTCTTTGGAAGGGGAACAACAACAGCTATTAGCAGGTAAGTTTGAAAATCCAAAAGCACTAGAACAAGCTTACCTTGAACTTCAAAGTAAACTAGGAGCATCAAGAAATGAGCCCGAAACCAGTGAAGAAGGGGAACAAGAAGAAGCCCCCGAAGAAGTACTAGAAAACCAAGAAGAGCAAGAAGAATCTAGCAAAGAAGTTCTTTCTGAACAACAAGCTGAGCAATTGTTTAAAATGGTTGGCGGTCAACAAGCTTATAAAACAATGGTTAATTGGGCTGGAGAATCTCTTTCTAAAGAAGAGGTTAAAATGTATGATTCTGTTATGGCAGATGGTAATCCCAATTCAATCTTTTTTGCAGTACAAGCATTGTATGGTAAATATACTGATGCTGTAGGTAAAGAAGGTCAACTGTTGACAGGTAAAGGTTCTAATCAAAAAGAAGATTCATTCCGTAGTCAACAAGAACTTGTACAAGCTATGAATGATCCACGTTATGATCGTGATCCAGCTTTTCGAGCTGACATTATGCGTAAACTAGAAAACTCTGACATCGCATTCTAATGACTGTTACCACCAACGAACACGGACAACAAAACCTTTTTGCTAAAGAACCCACCATGTACACTGACAAAGACTACACTGTGACACATAACGAAAAAGCTGAGATGCTTAACGGTCGCCTAGCTATGCTAGGTGTGATGGCAGCGCTTGGAGCGTATGCACTAACTGGTCAGTTAATCCCTGGAGTATGGTAATGGCTAAACAAGGTCTCTACGCTAACATCCACGCAAAGAAAATGCGTATCGCAAAAGGTTCAGGTGAGAAGATGCGTAAGCCAGGAAGCAAAGGTGCTCCTACTGCTGCCAACTTTAAACGTGCTGCTAAAACTGCTAAAAAATCATGATTGAATGCCCACAATGTACTGCACCACAGCAGTACGTTCTAGAACAACTACAGACTTCTGCTGGTGTGAAAGACCGTACAGCACTAGCAGTCATTATGGGTAACATCCAACAAGAGTCTAATTTTAAACCTAACGTATGTGAGGGTGGTGCTATCGTTCCTTATGATAGATGCCTTCGTGGTGGTTATGGTTTAATTCAATGGACATCTAAACATCGTTACATTGGTCTTGGCAACCATTGTTCTAAACGTAATGAAGATCCTAGTGGTCTTAAATGTCAAACTGATTACATGATTAATGAGATGAGGTTTAGAAAAGATCTTTATGCTTTTCAAACTAATCATCAACAAGTCGGTTATTACATGAATGCTGCATACTACTGGTTAGGCTGGGGTATTCATGGTAACCGTACAAAATACACTTATTCTTTTTTAACTAAACTTAAATGAAAATTCTTGCTATCCTCCCCGCAACCCTGATTGCTGCTACTCCTGTAATGGCTGGTCCTTACGTAAACATTGAAAACAATGCTGGATTCACTGGATCTGATTTTAATGGACATGTTACAGATTTCCATCTTGGTTATGAATCAGGTAATGACGTAGGTTCATACTATGTACAAGCTGGTCCTTCTATCTTTGCACCTGATGGTGGAGAAGAAGAGACAAAGCTTACAGGTAAGATTGGCGGTTCAATTCAAGCAACAGAACGTATTTCTGTTTATGGAGAAGTTGCAGCAACCTTTGATGACGTAAATGATTACGGCACTAAGTTTGGTGTTAAGTATAACTTCTAAAATTTAAACTTTTATTTATTTAACACAATGTCATACGGACAAATTGTACAAGATATTGGTGGTCTTTCTATACCTCCTCATGATTATGTAGGTATTAGTCCATCAGCAACACCAACTGATGGAACTACACCTCAAGTGTATACTTTTAAAACTGGTGGAGCAAGTGGTAATACTGTTTGCACACTATCAATTGTTTATGACGTAAGTCTAAATGTAGTATCAATTACAAAAATCTAATGTCTTTACATCTCAATCTATCCACTGGTAAATTTCTTAATAGTTCTACTTTATTTAAACTCAGCGACGCTTTACTATTAGATGTAAGCAGTGGCGAGATTGTTATGTCAAATCTGCTTGTTCCTAGAGTAGGTGTAGATTTAGCAACCATTACTTACGGCATCACAAATGCTGGTGGGGTGTTCAACCTAAGGTCTACTGGTACTGTTGATTACGAGGTTGAGTGGGGTGACGGTGCTGTTGAAATCAGTACGCTCAACACGTTGCCACATACTTATACGGCTGGTAACTATGACTTAGTTGTTTATAGTGATGGTGTTTATAGGCCGTACTTTAATGACGAAACCGATGATGTAAGTCAGATTACTTCTGTTGTTATTGGTAGTGGGGCTGATTTAGGGACAAACTTGCAAAGTGCTTGGGAAGGTGCAGTTAACATGACTTCATTTGTTTGTCCGTTTGATGTGACAAGTGGGGTTACTAGCTTCTACAGGGCTTGGTTCAAATGTAGCAGTCTTACTAGCTTCCCGTTGATTGATACGTCTTTAGCTACAAGCTTTATTTGGACCTGGCGCTTCTGTGGCAACCTAACAGGTTTCCCTTTGATTGATACTTCTTCAGCGACAACTTTGCAACGGACTTGGGAAAGTTGTACTAGCCTTGCTGGTACTTTCCCGTTAATTGACAGTTCCTCAGTAACTGACTTTAGTTATGCTTGGAATACGTGTAGCAGTTTGACAGGTTTTCAGCAGATCGATACGTCTTCAGGGACAAACTTTAATAGTGCTTGGCGAAGTTGCGGTGGATTAACTGCCTTTCCAGCAATCGATACTTCTTCAGGAACAAACTTTGTTGAATGCTGGCAAAGTTGTACTGGATTGAGTGTTTTCCCTCCGCTCAATATGTCTTCAGGGACAAACTTTTTTAGAACTTGGCGTATTTGCACCGGTCTTACTAGCTTCCCTTCAATAGACGTTTCTTCAGGAACAAACTTTAATGCTGCTTGGCAAGGCGCTAGTAGCTTAAACGCCTTCCCCGCCAACATGTTTGACACAACGGGAACACTTATTGCTACTGCTTTTCAGAGTACTTGGTTCAACTGTGCCCTCACCGCACAATCAATCGAGAACATCCTGGTCTCACTAGATACTAATGGTGCTTCTAACATTACTCTTGGCATTAACGGCGGTACTAACGCAGGGAAAACTACCTGGTCAACAGCGGCTGTCACTGCTTACGACAACCTTATTGTCAAGGGTTGGACTATTTCCTTCAATGCTTAATCCTATGGACAACACTACTTATTACGTCTGCCACGGTCCTGATGTGGTTCACTACGTTGAACTAGAGCAAGGCAGTGCATTTAAATCAGGTCAACCCAGTATCGAACAATTCGACAACGAACAAGAAGCCGTAGCTCGTGCTGAAGAGCTGGGTTATGTATTTACAATTGAAGAATAACTATGTATTGCTACCGATTCCCAGATAAGGATACCTTTGTAGCAGCCTGTGGAACCCTTGGATG